AAGGTGCGCGAGGCTTATTCGGAGGCAATGAGCGGTTCTGAAAATGCCTATAAGTTGGCGGTGTGGGATAAGAAGATCACGAAGTTCGAGGCGATCAGCATCGCGCCGAAGGATGCGCAGTTCCTGGAGAGCATCGACGCGACGGATAAGGACATTGCGAACTTCCTGGGGATGCCCGAGCATATGTTGAACCGCGGGAAGGAATCGTACAACTCGAACGAACAGAAGTACATCGAGTATTTGCAGGGGACGCTGGATGCGTACCTGGTGCCCTTCGAGGAGGCGGCGCGGATCAAGTGGCTGAGCCGCAAGGAGCAGGGGAACCGATATTTCAAATTCAACCGCGCGAGCCTGTTGAGGATGGATGCGAAGGCGCGGGCGGAAACCAATTCAATCAGGATCCAGAGCGGACAGATGAGCCCGAATGAAGCGCGGGCGTATGACGAGCAAAGCCCGTATGAAGGCGGGGATGAGTTCTGGATGATGAGTAATGTGCAGAAGGTGAATGCCCCCACCCCGACCCCACCCCCTGCCCCCTCCCCAAATGGCGGACAAGCGCCGCAATTTGGGGAGGGGGGGGATGAGGAGGCAGAGGTGCCAGAGGATGCAGAGGTAGCAGGAGGCAACGATGACGACGCCGATTAGGTGTTTCGATGGAAACGGGAAGCCGTATGAGCCGTTCTGGACGTGGAAGAACGTGGATGATGGCGGGATACCCGAGATGGAAGTGGACGGGGTGCTGAGCCAGTTCTCGTGGTTTGAGGATGAGATCACGCCGAAGAAGTTCAAGGACGACCTTTGGAACTACGGGAAGGGCGGGCCCGTGCTGATGAAGATCAATTCACCAGGCGGGGACGTGATCGCGGCGGCGAAGATGCGCGACATTATGACCGAATACCCAGGGGAGATCACGGTGCGGGTGAGCGGGGTGGCGGCCAGCGCGGCGGTGATCGTGGCGATCTCAGGTAAGAAGGTGCAGATCACGGATTCGGCGTACATGATGATCCATGACCCGATGGTGGTGGTTCTGATGGCTATGCTGAACATCGAGACGATGGGACGGTTGCAGGAGAATTTGAAGAGCATCAAGGACGGGATCGTGCCTGCGTATGCCCAGAAGACAGGGTTGAGCGAGGGCGTGATTGCGAACATGATGACGAGGGAGACGTGGATGAGCGCACGCGAGGCGGTGGAGAAGGGCTTCGCGGATGAGATCATCGAGAGCGGGCAGAAGGCAAAGAGCACGGCAAACGTGGCTTATGTCAATGTCCTATCAACTTATGGAAACGTCCCAGAGGCGTTGCTGAACCAAGCCAGAGAGGTTGAGCAAGAGCCTGTGGATGTGGAGCGCGAACGCAATATTCAGCGCTTGCGCGTGAGAGTTACTGATATTCGTAAAGGAGAAGAACAATGACCGATTTCAAAGCCCTATATGACCGAGTTGTCAACGCGCAAGCCGCTGTTCAGACCATTTTGAACCAGATCGACGCGGCCTTGCAGTTGGGAACCGACGAGGGTGCATCGGAAGCGCTGGCACTGGAGCCGACTCTGGACGAGTCCATTGCCAAACGCGATCAGGCGCAGGCGTTCTATGACAAGGTGAAGGCTGCGAGCCAGTCGAACCAGGTCAATGTGAACTTTGTGCCTGTTTCCGAGACCCCAGCCACTGAGTACGAGAAGAAGCCCAAAGTGATGAGCCTTGCGGAGTACAACGCAATGTCCCCGCGGGACCGACTTGCCTACGCAAAAAGCGGCGGCACACTTATTTAGCAGTCGCTTCTAGCGAAGGCTAACTTATCCAAGATAGCGAGGTAATAAACAATGTCAGCAAATACCGTTACCAACCTGATCCCCGAGATCCAGATCGCCGCCGATAAGGTGATGCGCGAGCAGGTCGGTTTCATCCCTGCGGTGTATATGAACGCCGCGGCGGAGAATGCCGCGAAGGATCAGACTGTCGAATATCCTGTTGTCCCCGCGATGAGCGCTTCGGACATCACGGCTGCTGCCACTCCGACCGAACCGACTGGGCGCACGATCTCCACGGGTTCGATGACGATCAGCAAAAGCCGCAAGGTGCCATTCCACTGGACGGGCGAACAGCAAACGTCCATCGAGCGCGTCTACAATGACGTGCAACAGCAGACCTTTGAACAGGCTTTTCGCACACTGGTGAACGAGGTCGAGTACGACCTGTTCATCGCGGCAAAGGCTGGGGCTTCGCGCGCCTATGGCACAGCAGGAACCGCCCCATTCGGAACCGCTGCCGACCTGAGCGATGTAGCCAATGTCCGCAAGATACTGGCTGTAAACGGCGCATGGACCAGTGACATGCACCTGGTGTTGAGCAGCGATGCAGGCGCGAACATGCGCGCCAAGCAGTCCAGCCTGTTCAAGGTGAACGAGGCTGGCGACGCCGAGATGCTGCGAGAGGGAAACCTGGGACGATTGCAGGGATTCCAATTGCACGAGTCAGGCCAGATCGTGGCACATACCAAGGGCACTGGTACTGGTTATCTTGTGGACCTGACCGCGGGCTATGCCATCGGGTCAGAGACCATTCACGTGGACACTGGCACAGGCACGATCCTGGCGGGCGACGTGTTGACAAACACCAAGACCAGCCGCGACACGAACAAGTACGTCATCAACACGGGTTTGAGCGGCGGCGAGGGCGACATCGTGCTGGCAAAGCCTGGCAACCGCGTGGCGTGGGTGAACAATGACCCCGTAGCGGTCGGGAACAGCTACACGGGCAACTGGGCGTTCGGTCGGTATGCCATCCACCTGGTGGCACGTGTGCCGAAGCTGCCAAAAGAAGGCGCTTTGGGCGAACATGCGGTCATCACAGACCCGTTCAGCGGTCTGTCGTTCCTGGTGTCACGCTATCCTGCGTATCACGAGGTGATCTGGGAAGTCGCACTGGCATGGGGCGTGAAGGCTGTCAAGAGCGAAGCCATTGCGCTGCTGTTGGGATAGCTATTAGCTGTTAGCAAAAAGTGTAAGCCCCCTCCCTGCCCTCCCCCATTTGGGACGAGCGCCAAAATGGGGGAGGGTGAGAGATCGGAGATTTGTATGGCTGGACAGTATTTGATGGAGCGCTTCGGCGAGCGGATGAACGTTTCGCCCGACAAGCTGGATGAGTATCTGGCGGATGGCTGGAAGATATTGAAGGCACCCGATGAGAATAGGAACGTGGTGGTGAAGGACCAGCCTGTGGTGGAGATACCAGATGAGCCAAAGGTTCCAAAGGCGCCAGAGGTTCCCAATGTGCAGGCGGATGATCCGAAGGGTGAGAGCGTTGATGAGGTCGTGAAGAAGATCGGGAAGAAGTCCCGAAGAGGATGATCGCGTGACTAATATCCTGACCGATTCCGAAGCTGCTGATTACGTCCGCACGGATGCGACGGACACTGCGATGCTGCAATTGTTGGACTCTGTGGACGCGTATATCAAGCGTGCGACGGGACGCGATTGGGCGGCTGATACGGTGATCCATCCGCTGGCGAAGACGGCGGCGGGCATCCTGCTGATCGCATGGTACGACGACCCGACACAGATGGGTACAGGTCCGCAGAACGTAAGCGCGGCGCTGATGCAATTGGAAGCGGAGGCGTTGAAGTACCGCAAGTATACGTTCTTCGGCGTGAACGGAGCGGGTTCGATCTCGCTGCCAGGCGCGCTGGAGGGCGACGATGTGATCAAACTGGTCGGTGTGCACGGCGTGAGCGGCGACCAAAGCTCGAATTTCGAGAGCGAGATCAGCGATGACGGATACATCGATCAGACGAGCGGAAGCGACCTATCCGAGAACCAGTATGTGGCGATATTGAAATCGCCGTCGGATGACATTACGGCATGAATAAAAGGCTGATCAACGCTGGGAAGTTCAGGCATCGCATTACGATCCGCAATGCGCCGCTGGACTCTTCGCGGGATACGTTCGGACGACGCAAGGGGAGCGGGACGACGGTGTGCACGGTGTGGGCTGAGAAGCAGGACTGGGCTGGCGGAGAAATCACCGAGGGCAAGCGCGAGATCGCGAGCGTGAGCACCAGGTGGATGATCCGATACCGAACAGATGTCAAGCCCGAGATGGAAGTGGTGCACGGTTCGGATGTTTATAACATCATCAGCATCATGGATTTTGACGGTCGGACGCGCGAGCTGGTGTTGACGACCAGGAGAATCGACAGTGAGTAGTCCCAATTTTGTGAGTTTCCCAGAAGACACAAGCCCTTCCCTTGTGTCTTCTGGGACTCAATCAAGCATCTATGAGGGAAGACGCCCTGCCGCGATTTTGGGAGGCGGTCCCAGCCTGCCAAAGGATATAAAGAGGCTGCCAAAGGACTGCGTGCTGATCAGCGTGAACGACCATGCGTTCCATCACTGTAAGCCCGATGTATTGGTGTACCAGGACAAGCTGATGTATGCGCCTGCGGTGCGCGAGGTGTTGAAGACCTTCAAGGGCGTGGTGGTGACGCCCCAGCCCGAGAGCCACGTGCCGCTGCCGAAGGGCTGGTGGGACGGGAACCAGAGTTCGTGCCTGGCGACGTGGTACGCGTGCTGGATGGATTATGACCCTGTGATCCTGTGCGGGATGGACTGCTATCAGGGACCAGTGAAATACTGCCATCCGCGGCCAGGGTTCGACCATCCCGTATTCCGTGCGCCGCTGGAGAAGCATTTCGAGATCTGGGCGAAGGCGTTCGATAAGTGCCCGCATCCCGAACGCATTACTGCGATGAGCGGTCCGCTGGCGAAGGTGTTCGGGAAGTATGAGCACGGAAAGCGGTCTGTCGGGACGTATGTGCGGGAACCGAAGCTCCCCATGCAGAAACCTGCCTGGCTGGAGAAGATCCGCGTGAGGATCGAAACGGAGTGAAGAGTGAAGAGTGATCAGTCAGCAGTGAACAGTGATCAGTTATCGGTAAACAGTGATCAGTTATCAGTGAACAGTGAGCAGTCAGCAGTGATCAGGGTGAAGCTGTTGCTCGGGTATGTGTACCTGGGCGGCGTGTATGCCATTGGGGATGTGTTGAGCGTCCCTGCTGATACGGCGAAGCAGTGGATCGAGGAGGGGATCGCAGCCCCCCTGTCTCCGCCCCCCCTGTCTCCGAGTACGGAGACATCCCCCCAAATGCCTTCGGAATTTGGGGGGAAGAAGGCAGTGAAGTAATGGCGCGTAATATGGCGGCGCGGATGGCGCTGGACCCGAAGAGTTGGAACCAGTTCAAGAGAAAACTGGACAACATGGAGAAGGCGGTCCGCAAGCAGGTGCAGGATGCGGCGCTGCAAGCTGGCGGCGATGTGCTGAAGGATGCGGCGAACGCGAATGCCCCAGGTCCGCACATCATTGCGGAGGTGGCATCAGGCCGAACGTTGAAGAAGAAGCGTAAATCGGCTGGCGTGAAAGGCAACTCGCGCGTGGTGGCGGTCGGTCCAGACCAGAAGCACTGGTATTACAGGTATGCGGAGTCTGGAGCGATGCCGCACGATGTGAGCATCAACGATCCAGGCTGGCTGTATTTCTGGAAGCTGGGCATCTGGCGTCCGTGGGCGAGGCGGGCAGGCGGCATCAAGAAGTATGCGTTCCTGGCGCGGGCGTTCGAGGATAAAGGCGATCTTGCGGTGCAGACGATGGGCAAGGTTCTGGCTGAGGAGATTGAGAAGGCGTTTTCAGGATGACCGTTTTGGAAGAAGGGATCAAGGCTTATATCGAGGCGCAGGTGGCAAGCGCTGGGAAAGGGTATCCGATCGAGGTGCCTGTGGATGCCGATTTTCCTGCGTGGGCGTATGAGACGGTCAGTGACGAGCAGGTGCTGGCGCACAGCGGAGCGACTGGGTATTACAAGGCGCGGATGCAATTGTCGTTCATGGACGATGAGAGCGCGGTGTCGTCGGATTATGCGCTGGTGAAGGCTATCGCGGCGGCTGTGCGCGCGAAGCTGGACGGGTACAAGGGAACGATGGGTTCCACTGTGTACGTGAAGTATTGTCAGAGCACGTTGAACGATGAGTGGGCAGACACCCATAAGCTGCCAGTGCAACGGTTCGACGTGATCATTCATTACAGATTGTAGAAGGAGTTTACTATGACAGTAACAGCAGAAGGCGGTTTCGGTCTTCAAGTGAAGATCACAGTGGGAACATCCCTGACAGCCATCGTTTACATGATGGAGGGCGAGATCCCAGAGTTCGAGCGTTTCGTGGCGGAGGCGACCCCGCACAGCGCGACAGGCGGCTGGGCGAAGTTCGTGAGCACGGGCAAACGCAAACTGAACGAGTTCAAGGTGACGCTGGCGTGGGATTCGGACGATTCGACCCATGCGGCCATCGTGACAGCGTTCGATTCGGAGAGTTCGGTGAATATGAGCGTGGTGTCGCCCGACGGCACGGATGAGACGATCGCGTTCGCGGCGTTCATCACGAAGATCGGACGGGTGGCCGAGCAGGAAGATTATTACAAGTGCGAGGTGAGCATTCAGCCGACGGGCAAGCCGACGATCACGTAAGGCAGTGATCAGTGATCGGTGAACAGTAAGCAGTGATCAGTAATCAGTGAGTAGTGAGCAGTGATCAGTGAGCAGTGATCAGTGAGCAGTGATCAGTAAGCAGTCCCTCTCCATCCTGAGCGGAGGTGTATACACCACAGGCAAAGGATGGAGAGGGGAGAATTTAGGAAGGAATTGAGCATGAAGGTATTGAGCAGGGACGACATCCTGCAAGCGCGGGATGTGAAGATCGAGCAGGTGGATGTGCCTGAGTGGGAAGGCATAGTGTATGTGCGTTCGATCAGCGCGGGTGAGCGCGGCATGATCGAAGAGGCGGCGGCGAAATTCAAGGAATCGAAAGGCAAGGATCCCTTTGCCAGAAATTTCACGGTGAAGTTCGCTTCGCTGGCTTTGTGCGATGAGACAGGCAAGCGCCTGTTCAGAGACGAAGACATTGCACTGCTTCAGCAGAAGAACGCGGCGGCTGTTTCGCGCGTGGCTGAGGCGGCGCAGAGGTTGAGCGGTTTCAGCAAGTCCGATATGGAGGAGCTGGAAAAAAACTTGAAGGACGCCCAGGCAGAAGGTTTGCCTTCCGTTTAGCGAGGGCGCTTGGGCGTTGGGACGTGGACACGATGCTGGAGGAGATGCCTTCGCATGTGTTCACGGAATGGATGGCATATTACAACATCGAACCGTTCGGCGATGAGGTGATCGATCATCACATGGCGCACATGACTGCAATCCTGGCGAACCAGAACCGCGGGAAGAACCAGAAGGCTGTGAAGCCCGAGCAGTTGAAGCTGTGGAAGCAGATCGCAAAGCCGTTCGATGCTGGCGAGTTCTATGAGAATTTGAAAGGGATGCTGAGGAAGAGCAGGTAGCGACCCCCACCCCGCCCTCCCCCATCCTTCGACTGCGGCGGGTACGCCTCCGCTCAGGACGACGGGAAGAGTGAATGGAGAATTATGGCATCTGCGTTGAGCAATTTGTTCGCGGTGTTGAGCCTGGACAGCCAGCAGTTTTTGGATGACCTGAGCAAGACAAAGAAGAAGACGGACAGCTTTATGGCTTCGTTTGCGAATGTGGGCGGGGCTGTGGCTATGGGTGCGTTGACTGCGGCGGGGGCTGGGATCGCGGCGTT